ATGAAAATTTACCTTCGTGGTTAAAAGTAGATTCTGATGAAAATAATAAATTAACACTACGTTTAAAAAATGGCTCCCAAATCAAAGCCACATCAGCAAGCTCAGATGCAGGTAGATCGGAAGCAGTATCTTTATTATTAATAGATGAGGCAGCTTTTATTGAAAATATTGGAGAGATTTGGGCATCAGCTCAACAAACATTAGCAACCGGGGGGGGATGTATAGCATCATCTACACCTTATGGAACGGGAAATTGGTTTCATCAAACCTGGGTTAGAGCAGAAGCTAAAGAAAATGAATTTTTACCTGTTAAATTACCCTGGTTTGTACACCCAGAAAGAAATCAAGAATGGAGAGATAGACAAGATGAATTATTAGGTGACCCTAGAATAGCAGCTCAAGAATGTGACTGCGATTTTAGTACATCGGGGGATATTGTATTTTATTCTGAATGGATTGAATTTATTAAGGAATCAACCATAAAAGACCCATTAGAAAGAAGAGGAGTTGATCAAAATCTTTGGATTTGGGAAAATGCAGATTATACTAGAGAATATATGATAGTAGCTGATGTTGCTAGAGGTGATGGTAAAGATTTTTCAGCATGTCATGTTATGGATATTGAAACAAACACACAAGTTGCTGAATATAAAGGACAAATGCCCCCAAAAGAATTTGGATATTTTCTTACGGGTTTAGCTACAGAATATAATAATGCAATGTTAGTAGTTGAAAATGCTAATATAGGGTGGGCAACTTTAGACGCAATTAGAGAAAGAGAATATAAAAATTTATATCAATCCCCCAAATCAGACCAATTAACAGCAGAATCTTATTTAAGAGTATATGAAGGTAATTCTGAAATGGTACCTGGTTTTACTATGTCTATGAAAACAAGACCTCTTTGTATTAATAAATTTAGAGAATTTGTTGGTGATAGATCTGTAACAATTCAATCAAAACGTTTATTAGAAGAAATGAAGGTATTCGTTTGGAGAAATGGACGACCAGAAGCTCAAACAGGTTATAATGATGACTTGGTTATGTCATTTGGGATTGGTATGTTTCTAAGAGATACCTCATTAAAGTTCCAACAACAAAGTTTAGACGGAGCTCGTGCGGCATTAAATAATATACAAAAATCAAAAACCCCCCACAGTGGTGGGTATAGTGCTAACAATGTTCGAAATCCCTATGAAATGGATATAGGAGGAAAAAATGAGGACATAAGTTGGTTATTATAATATATTTATAAATAAAACAAAATGGCAGATAAAGGCTTATTTTCAAGACTAAAAAGATTATTTTCAACAGATGTGTTAATTCGTAATGTTGGGGGCAATCAACTTAAAGTCATGGATGTTAATAAAATCCAAATGACGGGAGAATTAGAAACTAATTCTTTAATAGATAGATTTAATAGAGTTTATACTAATTCCCCTAATTCCTTGTATGGTCAGCAACAAAATTTCAATTATCAAACCCTAAGACCCTACTTATACTCAGAATATGATGCAATGGATACAGATGCAATTGTAGCATCTTCATTAGATATTTTATCTGATGAAAGTACTCTCAAAAATGATATGGGGGAAGTTTTACATATTAAATCTTCAGATGAAAATATTCAACAAATCCTTTATAATTTGTTTTATGATGTTTTAAATATAGAATTTAATTTATGGCCATGGATTCGTAATATGTGTAAATATGGTGATTTTTTCCTTAAATTAGAAATAGCAGAAAAATTTGGGGTATATGGAGTTATTCCTTACACAGCTTATCATATTGAAAGAATAGAAGGAGATAAAGATCACCCTGGTGAAATAAAATATAGATTTGACCCAGATGGAATATCAGGAGCTGACTCAGGATATTTTTCAGTACCAAACTCAGCAAACCAAGCTAATTCAATAATTTTTGATAATTATGAAATGGCTCATTTTCGTTTATTAACTGATATGAATTTCTTACCTTATGGTAGATCTTATATTGAACCCGCTCGTAAATTGTTTAAACAATATGTGCTGATGGAAGATGCTATGTTAATTCATAGAATTGTACGTGCACCTGAAAAAAGAATTTATTATATGAATGTTGGGGCCATTCCACCAAATGAAGTAGATGCATTTATGGAGAAAACAATTTCTAAACTTAAACGTACTCCTTATGTAGATGAAAAAACAGGTGAATATAATTTAAAGTATAATATGCAAAATATGCTTGAAGATTTTTATATTCCAATTAGAGGAAATGATACAACTACTAAAATAGATAATTTAGCAGGTTTACAGTGGGATGGAATTGCCGATGTCGAGTATTTAAGAGATAAATTATTTGCAGCTCTTAAAGTACCTAAAGCATTTATGGGTTATGATGAAAACACAGATGGTAAAGCTACATTAGCAGCTCAAGATATTAGATTTGCTAGAACAGTAGAACGTATACAAAGAATATTTACATCAGAATTATATAAAATTGCATTGATTCATCTTTATACTCAAGGTTATAGAGACGGGGATTTAACTAATTTTGAAATTTCTTTAACTACTCCATCTATTATATATGATCAAGAAAAGATCGCTTTAATGACAGAAAAAATGGCATTAGCTCAATCAATGTTAGATAGTAAATTAATCCCATCAGATTGGATTTATGAAAATATCTTCCACTTTAGTCAAGATCAATATGATGAATATAGAGATTTAGTATCAGAAGATACTAAACGTCAATTTAGATTCTCTCAATTAGAAGCCGAAGGTAATGATCCTTTAGAAACAGGCAAATCATATGGTACTCCTCATGATTTAGCTGCTTTATATGGTAAAGGTAGAATGTACTCTGATCCTTCAAATCTACCAGCAGGGTATGATGAAGGAACTACTGATAAAGAACCTTTAGGGAGACCAATTGAAAACCCCTCCAACAGAGATAAACAAGAAGGTAATTTTGGTAAAGATAGATTAGGAAGAAAAGGTATGAAAAAAGACTATAATGACACTTCTAAAAATTTATCAGAATTAGATAGTAATAGAATATTAGCTAAGTATGAAGATATGTTAAAAGATATACCTATTAATAAAAAAAGCCTTATTTCAGAAAAAAAAGTCGCAAGGAAATACAAAGGAAATGAAATTGGGGGTAATAATAAGAAATCTTAATATATTTATAAAAAAATAGTTGATGTACATAAAACATTCAAAATTTAAAAATACTGGTATATTATTTGAATTACTAGTAAGGAAAATAACAGCAGATACTTTAGCGGGAATAGAATCCCCCTCCGTAAATATTCTAAAAAAATACTTTGTAAATACAGAATTAGGAAAAGAATATAAATTATATGAAACTATATTTAAACCCAAAAACATTACAGAGGGAAAAGCAAACGCTATATTAGGAACAATATTAGAAGCTTCCAAAAAACTCAATAGAAAATCTCTTAAAAGAGAAAAATATAATATTGTAAAAGAATTAAGAGAACATTATAATGTTGAAGATTTATTTAAAACTAATATTTCCCATTATAAATCTTTAGCAGCATTGTATACATTATTTGAAATTTATAATTCTAAAGAAATTATTAATCCCAATCAAATAGTTGATAATAGATTAGTTCTTTTAGAACAACTAACGGCAAAAGAAATTAATAAAAATGATGTTAAAGATAACATAATTGAGGAATTTAAATCACAAGATAAAGATATAAGAATTCTTACATACAGAGTATTATTAGAAAAATTTAATGACAAATACTCTCACCTATCAGATACCCAAAAATCAATATTAAAAGAATTTATTAATAATGTTGATAGTACAAATAAATTAAAAGAATTTTATAATTTAAAAGTTCATGAAATTAAAAAAAGTTTACAAGAAGAAATTAAATCCGTAAGGGATAATGCCACAAAAATTAAACTAACAGAAATAAATAAGTTTATTGTTGAAATAGATAAAAATAAAAAAATCAATAGTGATAATTTAGTTGATTTATTACAATATTGTAACCTTTTAGAAGAATTAAAATCCACTCATGAGCCAGTACAAGTATAAATTAAAGGAAGCACCGGAAGAAACTACAGCTAAATTTAGAGTAGGTGATACCCAAGTAAGTAAGGGTATTAAATATACTGTTACTGATATTGATAAAGAAACTGGAAAAATTTCTTGGGATGTAGATTATTTACCTAACTTAACTCAATTATTTGATGCCACAACTGAATTAACTAATGTTTCTAAAAAAGTTTATCAAAAAGCAAAAAAAGACCCTAAATTTAGAGAAATATATGAGGATGCTAAAGATATAAAAAATAAAATTCGTACTCATGTGAGAAATGAATACCCAGAAGATTATAAAAGAATTACAACTAGAGGAATGGATGAAAATTTGGAAGTAGATGAAATATCAACTTCTGGTGCTGCTGGTGGATATAATACACCTTATGCTTTTAGAAGAAAAGGACAAAAAGCAGACGATAAAGCTTATAAAGAGTTAGGATATAAATCAGTTAATGAAAATAAGTTTTATGTAACAGTTAATCGTGGACATGGAGATGGTAAATTTTTAGTTAAAAGTTCAGAATCAGAATATACAGAACCAAGAATATTTTCAAGAGATGAAGCAGAGGATTATGTTAAAAGAGCTTCAAAAAGTGGAGCCACCCCTGGAAGACAGTATGCATATTGGGTATCAGATATTAATATGGATAGAATAGATGAAAATAATAGTTGCACAACACAATTCAAATATAAATTAGTCCCAAAAAAAATTAAAGGATCGGGAATAATAGTTAAACAAATTTTTGAAGACGAAGGAAGAATTAAATTTCAAAAACAAAGAATAGATGCATTTGATGGTATTGAGAAAAAATTAAATAATATTTATACCATGATATCAAATGCCAAAAACGAGACAGCAGAATATTATAAGGATCATCCCAAATCATATTTAGTAGTTAAACCTACTGATTTGATTTCAGATTATTTAGAAGATATAGAAAAATTATTAAAAGGAGAATAAATGAAAACATTACAAGAACAATATAATCTAATTAAAGAAGGTAAAGGACATAAAGATGTATTTCTTAAAGAAGCTAAATCACGTTATCCTAATATGATTAGCAATGTTCTAACTTACGATCAAGCAACTACTATTTTAAAACAACGTTCTGTTATTAAGGAACATATGTTAGGAGGTGTTGCAAGTAATTTAGGCAAAAAACCAGATTGGTTTAGTATTTTTGATGAAAAGATTAATGAAGCTAAAGAAGATTTAAATAAAAATGCTTATGATTCGAAAGATACTAAAAATATAGATAACCTTAATGGTGAAGAATTTAGATTAGGTATCAATTTTGAAATGTCTAAAGTAGCAGAATTACTTACCAGTGAAAATATGGGTGAGCATTTAGAAAAAGCTAGAAAAACGGTTTCTAAAAATTTAGCATCAAATCCCCTTTATTATGTAGAAAATGCTCAATTTGGCCAAGAAGGAATTGGTTATACAGAAGATGCACCTGGTTTAAAGCCTACAGAAATAAAAGGTAAATACACTGAAAGTGGGTATGGTGATGCTACAAAAAAAACATTAAACGATGAACCTATAGAGGTTAAGAAATAAGTTATGAAACAAGTATTAATTGAAACTTCTTTATTTAAACCCCAAAACTTATCCTTTGCAGAAGGAATAAAATCCGAAAGAGGACTTCCTGTAGTTGAAGGCATATTAGCCACCTGTGAAGTTAAGAATGGTAATGGTCGTTATTATTCAAAAGAATTATGGGATAGAGAAATGGAAAAATATAAAGAATTAATTGATGAACACAGAGCAGTTGGCGAATTAGACCACCCAGAAGATTCAGTAGTAAATTTAAAAAATGTATCTCATAATGTTACAGATTATTGGTGGGATGGAGATAATGTAATAGGAAAAATAGAAATTTTACCCACACCCTCAGGAAATATATTAAAAGCATTAATTGAAAATGGAATTACAGTTGGAGTATCTTCTCGGGGAATGGGAAGTTTAAAACCAATGGGGGAAGTACAAGAAGTACAAGATGATTTCCAATTACTTTGTTGGGATTTTGTTTCAACCCCCTCAAATCCAGGATCATATATGCATTTAGTTAAAGAAGGTCTTAATGTTGATACATCAAATACTTATACAAAAGTAAATTCTATTATTACAGAAATCCTTTGTTCTAAGGGTAACTGTCCCGTTTGGTAATTATGGAAATAAAAAACTTAAAAAATCGCTTTCAAGAACTAGCAGGTATTAAACCTATTAAAGAAGGTAACTTCGATTCTAGATTTAAAGATGCAATGGGTGATGCTGGGTTTAGTGATGAAGAACAAGAAGACATTATGTCTAGAGATATAGGTGATACAAACCCATTTATGGACGATGATGACGATAGATCCCCAGGAGAAG